GTAATTGAAGTCTGGATGGGTGATATTCTGTCAGAAGATGATATTGAAAGAAGAACATAATACTATATTGATGGAGCCATAAGGCTATTATAATTGGTTCTGAAAAACTGTCAACTGTTTTTATATAAATATGTAAAATATATTAAACAATTTCATTTAAGGAGATACAGATGGCTTTTCAGTTATCGGTTAATGCAAGAAATGCTACTTTGGCAGCAATTGAGACAGAAGTTGGCGAAAATCCAATTATGACTGTTTCTACTGGTTCGCCACCAGCTAACTGTGGTACGGCAAATACGGGTACGGTTGTTGCAACTATGGTTCTTCCTACAGACTGGTTATCAAACCCAACATTAGGTTCTGTTACATTATCAGGAACTTGGCAAGATTTGTCAGCTGACGCTTCTGGTACAGCTGGTTACTTTAGACTACACAACAATGATGGTACTGTATGTCATATGCAAGGTTCTATTTCTGCCACAGGCGGTGGTGGCGATATGCAATTAGATAACACTAACATTGCAACTGGCCAACAAATTAATATTACAGCATTTACTATTACAGCTGGTGGGGCGTAACTTTAACAAAAGGTAAGCCTCATGTCTGCTAATGGAGCGTTTTCAACAACATTAGATTTTGAATTTTTTGCAGGTGGATATACCACACTTACAGGGGAAGCTTCAGTATCAATTGAACCTTCCCTTGTTTCTTATGCAAGGGTACCAATTACCGGCACATTAAACGATTTTAATTTAAATTTTTCGTTTACCGGTAGGATTACTCCACCAATTATTCAAGCTTCGGCTGAAGATCTAAGTTTTGGTTTTACATCAAGTTCTTTCATAGAATTTGGTGTGCAGCGCTATGCGAAAGCAGAATATGGTTCGCTTGTAATACCATTCACACAATCAGCCCAAGGTTATAACCTTACTCACGCTTATTTAAATAAGACTCTTAGTTTTACTCTTAACACCAAGATTTACGTATTCTCATTAGGTGAATCTGCTGGCACATATGGTTTTAATCTTGAAAGTACTGCACTAAATGTATCTACTAGAGCTTACTCTGGGGATGGAGCAAATTATTGTACATTTAACGGTGTAAACTTCAACGGAGTTACAATTAACAAACAATCTAATAGTGTTAGAATCATCGATAATGGCATTAGACAGGCCGAAGTGCTACAAAAATAACTAATTGATTTTAATAAATAAAAGTAAAATCCGGAGAAACAAATGTCTGCTAGCTTCTATATAAAACAAAACGATACCGCACCATCTATTGAAGCTGCGCTTTCAGATTCTAACGGTAGAGTTAAATCTATGATTAACGCTCAAGCAATAAGATTTCATATGCAAGATGAAAATGGTAATTTGCTTGTAGAAGATGGTATTGGTACTATTATTAATGCTGCTAAAGGCATCGTGGCTTACGAATGGCAAGCTGGAGATACTGCTAATACCGGCATTCATAGTGCAGAATTTGAAATTCAATACACTAATGGCCAAGTAGAAACCTTTCCAAATACCGGTTACATTAAAGTAATCATAAAAGACGAACTGGCTTAAGGAAAACAAATGGCACAACCACAATCAAGAGAAGAATTTAAAGAGTATATCTTAAGAAAAATCGGTGCGCCGGTTATTCAAATCAACGTAGCTGAAGAGCAAGTAGAAGATCGTGTAGATGAAGCTGTTTCTTTTTGGAGAGATTATCACTATAATGGTAGCCAATTAGTTTATTTAAAACATAAGCTTACAGCACAAGATGTAGAAAATGGTTATGTTACATTGCCACAAAACCTTCTTGGTATTTCCAAAATTTTTGATCTTGATACTTCTATCTCTACTGGTACAGGTATCTTCAACGTACAATACCAATTTGTACTTAATAACATCTCAGACATCACAGGTTATTCAGTTACGAATTACTGGATGACTATGTCGCATATGGAGTTTTTACAAGAAATTCTTGTAGGAATGCCTCTTATTCGTTATAACAAACACGTAAATAAGCTTTATATAGATTCTGATAAAGCATCTTTGGTTGCTGACAGATATATCATTATAGAAGCTTACGACATTATTGATCCAGACGCGTACTCTGACGTATGGGGTGATCGTTGGTTGCAGAATTATGCTTCTGTTTTGGTTCGTGAACAATGGGGTTTAAACCTAACTAAGTTTACAGGCATGCAATTACTTGGCGGAGTACAATTTAACGGCGAACAAATTTTAGCTGAAGCAAGAGCAGAGCGTCAAGCTATGGAAGAAGACGCAATAAGAAGTCTACAACCTCTTACATATAACTTTATTGGATAATTTGTAATGGCAACGAGTGTATACTTCAATAATTATGGCAATTTTAATGAACAAAATTTAATTGATGATCTAGTAATAGAGTCAATTCAAATTTATGGCATTGATATAAGCTATCTTAGTGGAGAGTTTAATAACATAGATACTATCCTCAATCAAGATGATACGCCGTTGTACGATGAAATGTATTCATTTGAAGTGTATATTAAAAATGTTGATGGCTTTGAAGGTGAAGGCGACTTCTTATCTAAGTTTGGTTTGCAAATTAGAGACCAAGTTACATTTACTGTAGCTATTAGAACATTCGAACAAAACGTAACTAGAAAAACACAAAGAAAAGTTCGCCCTCGTGAAAATGATGTCATTTGGCTTCCAATAAATCAGAATTTGTATAGAATTACACACGTAGAACATGAGAGTGTATTCTATCAGTCTGGAAGTCTTCAAGTCTATGACCTTAAATGTGAATTAATGGAATTTTCAAATGAAAGATTTGAAACGGGCAGATACGAAATCGATCATTATTTTGATAACGTTAATTCAACAACCGCTTTTGTAGAAACGCTCGAAGACTTGGCAAATACCGATGTAATTTCTCAAAATCTTGATTTTGAAACAGAAGCAGACGGAATTTTAGATTTTTCGGAGATGGATCCGTTTAGCGAAAATATTAATATTCAGGATCGATAAATGGCTATAGCAAACTATTTTTATAATGCAACTACTAAAAAATATGTAGCATTATTTGGCACTATTTTCAATCAAATTAAAATTGAAAGAAAAGACAACGCAGGCAACTTAGTGCAAACTATGATTGTGCCGTTATCTTATGCTCCGTTCCAAAAAGTACTTTCAAAATTAGTGCAAGAGCCAGATTTAATAAATGGTACAAGAGCTGCTGATGCTATTTCGTTACCTCGCATGTCGTTTGAAATTACAAACATGCAATACGATTCTCAAAGAAAACTTGCTTCGTCTCTTAAGATGCGCAAAGAATCAAAAGCAGAAACAAACTCTGCAAGAAACTTTGTTTATGCTGCTACACCATATAACCTAGATTTTTCGTTATATATTATGACTAAGTATTCGGAAGATGCAACTAAGATATTAGAGCAAATTCTTCCATTCTTTACGCCAGATTGGACTGTTAGTGCGTTTCTTATACCTGATCTTGATTCTTTTGATCTTCCTATTATTTTAAATAGTGTTACTACAGAAGATCTTTACGAAGGTGATTACATTGAAAGACAAACAATTTTATACACTTTAAATTTTACTTTAAAGGGTTACTTTTTTGGGCCTGAGAAAACTAAAAAGGTTATTAAATTTGTTGATGCAGGCTTTGCGGCAAGCACTTTAGCAAATGCACCGCTTGAAGAAGATGTTAACGTATATCCAGTTATTCTTGCTAATAATTCAATTGGATGGTCTGATATTGAATTTGATGATAACTGGGTTGCAAATACAGATTACGTAAATCCAAATGGAGCAAATCAACCATTTGTGCTTGACATTGTATACAGCAATACAGATTTAAGTTCAACATCTAACAATGTTATCATTGATCTTGAAAGCGGATACGCTATAGATGATTTAAACTTACCACAAACATAAATAAATTAAACGTTTATAGGAACAACTTAAATGGCACAAATTCTACAACACAGAAGAAATACGACTACTGGTCTGCAAAACGAGCGCGGATCTGTTGGTGAAATTTTAATTGACACAACCAAAAATACAGTAGTTGTAATGGATGGTGCTACTAATGGCGGTACTCCTTTAGCAAAAGAATCTGATATTCCAACTGATGTAAGTCAACTAACTGATACTGAAGGACTATTAGGCGGTGGAGGTGGCACTGCTAATTTAGAAGATATTGTAGTAACTAATAATACAGGGTCTACAAAGTTAGCTCTGTCTAATAAAGATTTTACTATTGAAACTACTAGAACAGGAAGTCAGGATGCTGACATAAATCTTACTGCAGCAGACGATATTTTCATTGAAGCACTTGGTGATGATATGGAACTTAGTGCTAACGATGAAATACGCATTTACACAAACGATTATAACAAAGAATGGACATTTAATTCTGGTGGAAATATAGTACTACCAGTAGGTGGTGACATCTTAAATAGCGATGGTATTAGCGTATTGGCTGGACCAGGAGATCCAAATGTTTGGGTGCAAACATTCGAGTCTGCAAACGGCGCACCTGATGATGTGCCGGCTTTAGCATCTAGCGTAGAATATGATTCTGACGGCAATATTATTGCTTTATTCAGTCATATAAGCGAGATTAATTATTCAAGCTATTATTCAGTAGGTAAGTACACTAGCAGTGGTACTAAGATGTGGTCAGCAAGATTTCTGTCAGATTTTAACACAGACGGGTGGGGTCTTGCAGTAGATAATATCAGCAATTCAATATACATAGCAGGCAAAACAATTCCAGAAGCAAATGGATATAGTGTATCTACTTTAACTAAAATTGATAGTTTAGATGGCAGCTTGGAATGGAGCAAAGAATACGATTTTGGATATCAAAGTACTAGCTCAGTAGTTGATGTAGCTTCAGACGGTAACCCAGTTATGGTAGGTTATGCATCTAATAGTACTGATAGCTATGTTGCTACTACAAAAGTCAACGCGGCAAATGGCAGTATTGACTGGACAAGAAGTCTGAATGGACAGGGCGATGAAGAAGCATATGGAATGGCTGTTGGACCTAATGGTGAAATAGTAGCAATTGGTTACATGGATCAATTAGGTGAAGCTAGTGATACAGAAAATCATATGCTTGTTGTTAAGTATAATAGTTCTGGCGCTATACAGTGGCAAAAAGCTATACTGTTTGATGCTGGGTTTGACTGCAGAGGCGCAGATGCAGACATTGACAGCACGGGCAATATCTATGTGACTGGTAGTTATCAATATAGTTTTGACGGAGGCACAACTAGCGCTATAAGCATACTAAAACTTAATAGTGAAGGTGTTAAACAATGGAGCAGACGAGTTGCAGGCAATTGTGACTCATTTGGAGTTAGCATAGTGGTTGGTCCAGACGATAAATTGTATCTGTCTGGAGTCACAGCCAACCCAAATAATTTTCCAGACAGCTATGTGTGGGTTGCAGCAAAATACGGTTTTGACGGCACAGTAGAATGGCAAAGATTAATAGACAATGTTACTACTTGGTCATTTGCAGGCGGCATGTTTTTTAGTGAAGGTTCTGGCAGCACTATAGCAGTTAAACAAGATTATGTCGCACTTAGTGGTGGCTTCGGAGATGCAGGCCAAATGCCGCATGCTGCTGTTGTACAAATTTCTGCAACAGGAGACCAATTTGCAGCAGGCGATTGGGATATCAGATCAGCCACATTTAGCGGATTTCTAGATAATGCAGCCAGCGATATTACAGTAGTTAATGCTAATAAAACTGACGCAAACAACGCAAACAACGTTAATACTAGTACAGTCTCGCCAATTACAGATGGTTCTAATTTCTTGCTTGGAACATTATATAATTCAGGAGATACTGGAAACAGCATTTATAATGGACAATATTCTGTTAGAATAGATACTGACGGCGTTGTTACAATGTCAACAAGCCGCGGCAGTTTGGAGTTTGGCGCATTGCCAGAACCAGGTGGTCCATCACACTTCCATATTATGCGAGCTGCCGGTGATTCTCAAGACTTGTATTTTGGCGATGATTATAACTATGTGTTACAGCGTGGGCCAGATTATGGCCCTGTACCCGGATATGGATACGGTGTAGAGATTGGTACCAATGATAACGATG